CTGGAAAATACGGCGGCTTTGCTGTAGGACCGGGCTGGTGGCCAATGTTAGAAACATTGTGCGGAGTTATCCAAAATCACATTAATCAAAGCAAAGGCGCTTGCCCACAGGTAGTTGTCGAACAAGTAAAAGAAAAGTTTGGCACACTACGTTTCTACTACCAAGGCGGCGACGACTTTATCAGTGGTGCTGTTTGGCTTGCTGAAAGTATGAGCGGCCAGATGTGTGAGGATTGTGGTGCACCTGGCCATAGTACCGGCGGTGGCTGGGTTAAGACTCTATGCGATTTCCATATTGTAGAAAGAGAAACATTAGCAGTTCAACAAGCTCGTGCTGAAGGATTAGAACTATGAAATGTAGTCATTGCGGTAGCGAAATAAATCCAAATTGTGATTGGCGTCAGGGTAGGTGCCCGCATCGTTCTCCTCTTTTGGACAATATCCTACTTGACAGTTACAAAGCTAGATACTATAATTTAATTAACTCCATTAACAATCTCTTTAAAGGCATCGCAGGCAAATGGCAACACAGAAAGAACAACAAGAATTAATCGAAATTCTTAAATTCACTCCCCGTACCTATAAAATCTCCATGTGGGGCTACGGTGGCGAAAAGGTCATGGGCACAGTAGAACGTAAGATCTATGATTACTTCAAACATCGCAGACTAGACCTAAGCGAATTTGCATGGGGCAGCGACTACGCTGACGAAAATAATATTCCGGAAGAAATGTGGCCATTCCCACCGGGGAGTTGGTATGAATGCGACAACATGGGTCATGCTAGTGGTGTGAGTCGAAACGCCGGGACGCTTCAAATCGAAGATGAACAAGGCAACATTGTTTTTCAAAAATCATTAGAAGATATTAATGGCTGGGGCGATGATGAAGATCCTGACCCAGAATGGCAATGTAATGAAGAAGTCTGGATCGGTTCTCAACCAGACGGTACTGTAGTATTCCTTGGCAACAGTAATGAAAAAGGTACATTCTTTGAAGCTGACTTAGAACTTAAAGCACCGTTCGATATTCGTAAACTAACATTAGGCTACGATGAAATCGACGGTGAAGAAATTGTTAACTATGTAAACTACGACGGTGAAGATATCGACAACTGGGGCGGTAGCACAGATGGTAAGAGTTCAGACTTTGGCTTTTACATTGCTGGCTCTAATAAAGATGGCGGTAAGTGGGAAAAGTACACCAATATGGACGACATCGAATACACAATGACTGACTGGTTCCCTAAAAAGATTAAGCCAGTTCGTGAAGGTGTTTACATGATTCGCACTCCTGGCAAGCACAGCTACACACATCAAGCCAAGTGGACTGGCACACGTTGGATTAGTTCTTGGCAAGACGATGAGCCAGATACCGAAGAAATTAAAATTAAAGAGTGGCAGGGGCTTGCTGCCGATCCAGATGCTAATGCTGTAGATACTGCATTTAATGAAGAAAACTTTGAGCAAAGCATTGATGAAATAGAAAAAATGGTTACAGCACAGGCAGGGTGGCCTTTTGCGGCAGGACCTGTGTCAACAGAGGATAATGCGCCTAAAGAATCCATTTCCAAAGTATGGACTATTAAAACCTACTATAAAAAATCATGTGAACAACACGAGTATTATGTCCAACGTAGCGGAGAAGGTCGAATTAAGGTTATTGACGGATTCCGTTTTTGTGAGTATACTGTAGAAACAAACGACGGAGAATTTCCTCAAATTGAATTTACAACTGTGCCCGGCGGCAATGGTGCTGTTGATAGCATTGATATGAACAGTATTAGTGGCCCTAACATTGAAGGTTCAGAGCTTATCGAAATGTTTGATGGCGGATGCTGGGGCGATGTCGAGATTGAAGGCATCGACGATGAAGAAGAAGTTGAACGATTAGAAGAATTCATTAGCGAGGAAGGTGCATATGCACTTGAAGATGGCGGCGACTGGTATTTAAATGAAACAGAAGTTTGGTGCTGGGGACCGTTTGAAATCAGTGACGACGAAGGCAATACACGTATTGTTTGCGCAGACGAAAACGGCAATATGGTAGATTTTAAGGAAGAATAATGAAGCGTGATTATACCACAGGTGTTGCTACAGACATTACATACTTCACAGGTGTAGAGATTGAAAAGACTCCTGCATTTGGAATGAAGACATTATTTGTTGTAGGCGTTGAAGATCCATATGTTATCATGGAACTTGCTCGCGAACACAAGTGTAAGCATATCTACTTTGGTGCTAATCAAAGTTTTAAAACTAAAGGCGTTAATGATACAGAAACTTGGCGTCCTTGGGAAGATATGATCTATGTATGCTTAGATGCTGAAGATGGTTTTTGGTGTACATTGGATTTTGATATTTGCGAAACGGAAGGATTGCTTGAGAGCGGTCTTACCGAAAAGCGTAGATTTATTCCACAAATTAGTGTAAAATTACCTTATATACAACAGTTAGGCTACAATGCTACATTAAAGATCGATGATGTAGGTTTTGCTGCAACTAATCCTGGGGTTTGGTGTCATAACCTACAGGACCTTCTGGGAAGAGATCGCTTCACAGATTGGGATCAATATGGCAAGGATGAGATTATCAAATGAGTGGTGGTCAAGTATCAGCAGGGTATGCAATTGGTGCTAAAACAAGTGTAAAAGTTCCCCGTCAACTTAAACAATATCGTAATAGAATTGAAAAACAAAAAATTATGAAACTTACATTAAAACAACGATTCCGTCAATGGTTGTTAGATTCACCCCCTGAGATGGAAGCAGATCACGGTATCTATGTAGAAGAAGATAAACTGTCTTCGGATGGTATGCGACTACAGATCTACAAGGCAAGTGGCGGTTTCGTTGTTGAAACACGTTCATATGATCGTAGAGGCGATCGCAATAATACATCAATGCACGTCATTACAGACAGTCAAGATCTTGGCGATGCCTTAGGTAAAATTGTTATGATGGAGGCATTGAAATAATGAATTCCGAAATTCAAAATCTTTTAGATAAAGCAACTGACGATGTGCTTGGTGTTAAACAAGTTGATCAAGAAAAGTTTGCTAATTTGCTAATTCAGAAATGTGTTGAAGTCATTGACGGAATGCGGTTTACTGATGAGGGTCCTGCAGAAGCAGCTTCTTATCAACGTACACTATGCGGTACAACTATTAAAGAATATTTCGGACTACAAAGTAAAGGTCCAGTTTCATCTAGGAATGTTCCATGATTATTAGACAAGATCAACGACCAAATAAAATGATTTGGGTTACCTTCCAGAAAGAAGGTATGCACAAATATCCAGCAGCATTAACAGATCCAGCATTAGCAACAGGCGACGAATATGATGTATCGTTTTTGGGTTATCCTCATCGTCATATATTCCATTTTCGTGTCTGGATTTCAGTTACCCACGACGATCGTGATATCGAATTTATTCAGTTCAAAAGATGGTTGCAAAACCTGTATGCAGATGCTACACTAAGTTTAGATTTTAAAAGTTGCGAAATGATGTCACAAGATTTGTATGACATGATTTCACAAAAGTATCCAGGTCGTGAGATTTGGATTGAGGTCTCCGAAGACGGAGAAAATGGTAGTTTTATCAAGTACTAAAAGGAAAGCTATAATGGCTCGTAATTACAAGGATTATTCCTATTTTGAAAACCGCCCGGACGTTGTAAAAGTTTGGGATGATCTAGAAGCGTACCATGATTGGTGCCGTTTTGAACTCCGTGAGTTCAACCCTGCGGAAATGTACCGCAAAGACGCACCTAACTATGGTGCATACCTTGCAAGCAAGCGACCACGTCGCCCTTATCAAGGTAACAAGCCACGCTTTGAAAAGCGTGACTTTAATAACCGCAGAGGTTATTAATATGGCTCGGGTTTTCCTCGTCGACCTAGAAGCAGTAGAAACTCGCTACACGGGCGAGTGGAAAACCCACTTCCCCGCATTACTTAAACAGGCAGGTCATAATGTTCAAGTTATACACGGCCCTACGGATATCCCTAGTGCTACCACTCCAGGCGCTTTTCTTAATTTTGGCGGGACTAATATATATAAGTCTGTACAAGTTGAGCAAATGGGCCGTTTATTTTGTAACGGATCCGTTCATCCCGGCGATCACTTTATCTTTACTGATGCTTGGCACCCTGGTATCATCAATCTAAAATACATGAGTGAGTTATTACAGATTCCTGTAAAGATTCACGCATTGTGGCATGCCGGTAGCTATGACCCACAAGACTTTTTAGGTAGACTTATCGGTGATGCTCCGTGGGTAAGACACGCTGAAAAGAGTTTTTACAACTGTATTGATCACAACTATTTTGCTACAGAATTTCATATCGAGCTGTTTGTTAAGAACTTGCTAGGTTATGAGAATTCAGATATTGTTAGACAGTTTGCTCCTAACAAGATTGTACGCACAGGTTGGCCTATGGAGTATATGACTGATACTCTAAGTATGTATAGTGAAATGGAGAAGAAGGACATTATTCTTTTCCCACATCGTATTGCTCCCGAGAAGCAGTTAGATATTTTTAACGATCTTAAAACACAACTTCCGCAATACGAATTTGTTGTGTGTCAAGAACGTAGTCTTACAAAGAATGAATATCACAATATGCTAGGTGAAGCTAAACTTGTCTTTAGTGCTAACCTACAAGAAACCTTAGGTATTAGTTGGTACGAAGGTGCTATTACTCGAACTATTCCTATGGTTCCAGATCGTTTAAGCTATTCCGAAATGGCTATGGAAGATTTTAAATATCCGTCAGAATGGACTGAGGACTGGGACTCTTATCTCACACACAGAAATGCGTTAGTAGATCGTATTATCCACTATATGGAAAATTACAAACACTATCTACCTCGCCTAAATAAACAAGTAGATAAGCTAACTGAGAATTATTTCAGTTGTGATAATCTACTTAAGATGTTAAAATAACTATTATATGTCATCCACGACATTAACTCGGAGAAATATAAATTGTCAGATAAAGAAACAGCATTGGACGCAATGTCCGAAAAAGGCTATCAAGAAGCATACTTAGGTGATGCAATCCGCTTTAAAATGAAACGTGATAATAAGCGTTTCTGGGCAGGCGACAACATCAGCGACTATGTAAGCGAAGAAGATAAAGAAATTCTAATCAACGAAGCAACAGAAGCATTCGAAACTGTGTTGGATAGATTACTCATCGATCGAGAAAACGATCCTAACTCTCACGGTACAGCAAGGCGACTTGCAAAAATGTACTTTAACGAAATAATGGCAGGAAGATATGACCCATCCCCATCAGCAACGGCATTCCCAAACGACAGTTCAGATCGCTATGAAGGCATGCTCGTGGTTCGCAGTGAGTTGCGTTCTATGTGCAGTCACCATCATCAGCCTGTTACCGGTGTTGCTTATATTGGTATCATTGCGGCTGAAAAGCTCATCGGACTCTCAAAGTACACACGTATCGCACAGTGGTGTGCTAGACGAGGTACACTCCAGGAGGAGCTTTGTAATGACATTGCTCGGGAAATCGAAAAAGCAACAGGAGCAAAAGACTTAGGCGTTTACATTCAAGCAGTACACGGTTGCTGTGAGAATCGAGGCATTATGGCACACTCTAGTCTAACCCAGACTACTGTGCTTAAAGGTGCTTTCAAAGATGACGGTAACACAAAGAAAGAGTTCTTCGATAACATTAAACTCCAACAAGAGTTTGCACCACGTTAAGGAAATATTATGGCACGTACAAAGAAACTAGAAAATGTAGACAGCGGTGGTTGGCCTAAGATTAATCAAGGCAGTCACTTAACTGTAAAGACATTTGAAGACGGTCGAACAGAACTTATCTGGGATCACGATGCACTTATGCGTGATGTGCAGGAAGCTATTGCTTCTGTAGGATCTGTAGAAGTTGTAGAAGATAAACCTAAACGTACAAGAAGGACTAAAAAATGAATTCAGTAGATATGGCAACTAACTTAATAAACCGTGCTAAAAATATGCAGGAGTTTATTGTAACTACAACTGTTCCAGAACACTTTAGATTTAACGGAACTATTCCGTTCGATATGAAGATCCATGGTGATCAACTAGAAGCAACAGTTTACGCTGTTGACTTTGACGAAGCAGCACACAGACTTAACGAATATTTGGAAACCTGCAAATGAAAAAACTTGTTATCAATTATCAAGAGATGTCTAACCTAGTTGGTAAAATTGCCAGAGATGTTGCTATTGGTGATTGGAAACCAGATTACATTGTAGGTCTTACAAGAGGCGGGCTTGTTCCCGCCGTTATGCTAAGTCATTACCTCGACGTTCCTATGTTTACATTAAATGTAAGTCTTAGAGACGGCGATGGCCGCGAAAGCAATCTTTGGATGGCAGAAGATGCCCTAGGGTATCCTGTATTAGAAGATAAGAATTTTAAAAACATCTTAATCGTAGACGATATTAACGACCAAGGCACTACACTTAATTGGGTAATGAATGATTGGCGTTCAAGTTGTTTACCGCAAGATCCAGGTTGGGATGAAGTTTGGAATTCTAATGTTAGATTTGCTGTATTAGTTGACAACTTGGCTAGCAACTGTGATGCTGAGATGGACTACGTTGGTATGGAAATTAATAAAGCAGAGAATGATGTATGGGTAGACTTTCCGTGGGAAGATTGGTGGACTAAGTGATTACTATACACATCCCGTGGAGTTCTAAAACTAGTAAACTAACATTGTGGAATGAAATCTGCGCTGACATTGTTGAACATTTTGGTCTTCCTGGAGATAAGTACACAACAGAAGTAACAGAGGACTATATGGACTTTAATTTTCATAACGATCACGATGGACTAATGTGCAAAATATTAGTAAGTGATTACATATGAAAAATATATTTCTAGTCATTCTGCTCTTTATATCACTATTTGTTTTGATAGTTTCGGATAAACACGGAACTGTTGTCTATGATTGCCGCGATGCACATTGGATGCCCGATGTTCCTGTAGAAGTCAAAAAAGAATGTTCCAAAATGCGCAAAGAAGATTGGGAACGTTTACAGCAGGAAGGCAAAAAGAAGTTGATTTCTACTTAGAAAGAGTGTATAATAAAAGTATGAGTAAAATTAAAATTGCAGAGCTGTTTTACAGCATTCAAGGTGAAGGCCGCTATATGGGTGTGCCTTCTGTTTTCTTACGCACATTTGGTTGCAACTTTAAGTGTGCCGGTTTTGGTATGCCTAAAGGAGAACTAAGTAATGAGGTTGAAGACATTGTTGTTCAACATGAAAGAAATCCGTATACAAAATACGAAGAACTACCGCTTGTTAGCACAGGTTGTGATAGCTACGCTTCTTGGGATCCTCGTTTTAAAGATCTCAGTCCAATGCTTACAACAGATGCTATTGCAGAACGCATTTGTGAGATTCTCCCATTTAACGAGTGGAAAGACGAACACCTGGTAATCACAGGAGGTGAGCCATTGTTAGGTTGGCAACGTGCTTATCCAGACTTGCTCAACCATCCTAAGATGAAAAACTTAAAAGAGATTACATTTGAAACAAATGGTACTCAAAAACTAAGCCCAGAATTTAAAAACTGGCTTATCGAATGGCAAATGCCGCACGTAGACTTTACACCAGAAATAACATTTAGTGTAAGTGCTAAACTAAGTTGTTCAGGCGAATCTAGACACGAAGCTATTCGTCCAGACATTGTATGTGAATACGAGGAGGTCGGCTACACTTATCTTAAGTTTGTAGTAGCTACAGAAGAAGATGCAGAAGAAGCAATTGAAACAGCAGACATTTACAGAGCCGAAGGGTTTACAGGACCCGTATATCTTATGCCAGTTGGTGGGGTGGAGTCTGTTTATACTCTTAATAATCGTCGGGTCGCTGAACTAGCGATGAAGAACGGCTTACGCTACAGTGATAGATTACAAGTGCCGTTATTTAAAAATGAGTGGGGTACCTAATGTTACAAAAATATTTTAAAAAGATGCTAGGCTTAGATAAGCTAGAAGCATCTATTCAAAAAGCAGAAGCTGATCTTAAAGAAGCCAACGAACGAGTTGCAAAAGCAGAAGAAGCATCCAAAAAAGCAGCAGAAGCAGAGAAACTTGCTCTAGAACAAGAAGAACAGGCCAAATTAACCCCAAAAGAACGTGCTAACCGGAAGAAAGAACCGTGGGTTGGGGTACTAAATACACACGTAAACCAAGACAACATTCGCAACGGGTTTTTTGAACTTGACTGGAATGAGCATTTTGTGTTAAAATTAAAGCAAGAAGGTTATGGTGCAGACGGTGATTTGGACGAAGAAATCGTCGACCGTTGGTTCCGTGAACTTTGTGCAAACGTAGTTGTCGATGGCGACTACGGCGGTCCTGTAGATACAGGTGTGATAGACATACAGAGTGTAAAGAAGAACAATAAATGAGTTATATTTTAGTTGATACCGCGAATACTTTCTTTCGCGCACGACATGTAATCAACGGCGATGCTGATATTAAGCTCGGCATGGCATTTCACATTACTTTAAATTCCATTCGTAAAGCATGGCAGCAGTTTGGCGGTACTCACGTCATCTTCTGTTTAGAAGGTCGTTCGTGGCGCAAAGACTATTATGCTCCTTACAAGCGTAATCGTGCAGATGCCCGTGCTGCTCATACAGAAAAAGAACAAGAAGAAGATAAACTGTTTTGGGAAGCATTTGACACGTTCAAAGAGTTTATCAAAGACAAGACTAACTGTACAGTTATGCAACATCCTCAGTTAGAAGCTGATGATCTCATTGCTGGTTGGATTCAAAGTCATCCAGACGACGACCACGTGATTGTTTCTACAGATACAGATTTTGTTCAATTAATTGCACCCAATGTAAAACAATATAACGGTGTAATGGAAACTACAATTACACACAAAGGCTACTTCGATGACAAGGGTAAACCAATCATTGACAAGAAAACACAAGAAGCAAAAGCAGCACCAAACCCAGAGTGGCTCTTGTTTGAAAAGTGTATGCGTGGTGATACCAGTGATAATGTCTTCTCGGCGTATCCAGGTGTGCGTACTAAAGGCACAAAGAACAAAGTGGGTCTTACTGAAGCGTTCGAAGACCGTGCAACCAAAGGATTTGCGTGGAACAATCTCATGCTTCAGAGATGGTCTGATCACGAAGGTGTAGAGCATCGTGTATTAGAAGATTACGAGCGCAATCGTCGACTAATTGACCTCACTCATCAGCCAGAAGATATTAGAGAAATTATTAATACAACTATTGCAGAAGCCATTTCAGCAGATAAGAATGTTAACCAAGTTGGCATTCGTCTAATGAAATTCTGCAACACCTGGGATCTGAAAAAGATTGCAGACCAGGCACAATCATATGCGGAGCCATTGAATGCTAGATACAGTACAACTCAAGCAAAAGAGCTGTCCCTATAACAATACTTGTGAATGTAGAACAAACAGTTGCATGGAGGAATATATGACAGAATTACACGCTAAACCAATCATTGCTGACAAGTTCTGGATTGTGGAACAAGATGGAACTAAGGTTGCCACGTTAAGAAAGAACGAAGACAATCGTTTTGTAATGAGCAATGAAAGTGGTATTAAGATTTACGAAACAAAAGAAAGCCTAACTAAAGAGTTTGGTAAGAAATTCTTTACAGTTAAGATTGTTAAAGAATCACACGATTCGCTTCCTAATGAAGTACACGGATACTCAACTAGCACAAAACCTCATAATCCATTGTATGATGTAAAACGCAAACTTCCATTGTTCACAAAGAGTGAAGATTCAAAGAGTTTATATTGTGCAGGATACTATACAATTAAATTTGATAAAGGTTGGGTTAAAAGTTTTTGTCCTAAGCTAATTACATTGCAACGTTATCCATACAAAGGTCCGTTTAAGACTGACATTGAAATGAAACAGGTATTAGCAAATGTCGGCAAATAACTTACCTTCTACTTTACCTTCTGTTGAAAAACTAATTCAACGTGTAGCAGTGGCTGAAAAAAGCCAACAAAAGGAAGTTCGTATAACAATTCAAGAAGCTCGTGACTTAACTGCCGAATTGGCTATCTTGACATCCAAATTAGGCCGTACAGTAGGTGAAATACACCAAATGTTAGCTGAAATCAGAGAATCTACTACTAATATCGACGTTAAGTTCGATGGCGGCACGTTCTAAAGGTGATAAATATATACGTGGTTAATTAGGAAACACGTATATATGAGTAGACCAAAACCGAAGATCCTGTTAGAATACGCAAATAAAGAAACTTACAAGGTTGAGCAAATTCTCGACTCTGAAGCCATCTGGGCTGTATTCTACAAAGGACAACCTTTTAACTTAAAGAGCGGAAGTCTTGTTGCTAGTTATCCAGGGCCTAAATATAAAAAGGTATCATTTTCAAATCCTGGACACGCATACAACCTAGCAAAAAAATTAAACAAACTTTTCAAAACATCCGACTTTGCAGTTTACAAACTCACCAGCGGTGAAGAGGTAAAATAAAAATGGATATCAAGGATACCTATACACGGGTATTCTTAGAGGCTGCAGGCATAACAGCCAACCCCGACACAATTAAAAAGTACAAAGCTGTTTGGTGGTGGAATATCCGAAACAAAGATTCAGGCGGTCTTAGAATGACTGAACATGCCTTGAATTTCATCGAAGAATATGCTAAAATTAAAACATACAAAATAGATTTTCCGGAGCAGTTTTCTTTTACTCCGCAGGTACTAGTTTGGTTAGACAACTTTATAGATTCACCCTTTTACATAACAAAGAAGAACATAATTGTAATG